CAATGATAGCTAAAGGTTCATAACAATGCTGACAACATTCAACACTATCAATATCAATCATGGCAATGCCGTCATATTTTCTGTGCCAATCATTATAGACACCATTACTGAAAGCATAAGTGTATCTTGCCATTATTTTTTCTTTAATCTTTCCTTTAAGGTTTTGATTTCATATTCCTTAACAGTAATCTCAGTTTCTAAGCTATCAATTATTTTAAGAAGTTTAGTTATCTCACGCTTATGGCGTTTCAATTCCTCTGGACATCCAACCTCTTCAAATATATTATCGTATGTCATTTTTCATATATAATTTTTTTTACTACACACCTTGGATAGCAAGATATATTACCAACAGATAACTTGTTACCATCATAAGAATAACTACTAAATATGGTAATCTTCTTCGGAGTTTTTTCATACAGATAACCTATATCTTCACACCAAGAAAAATTAAAGTCATCAACATCCTGTAAATCATCATACCAATTTGATGAACTACAAATGTCTTGCCAAATTACTCGAACCTTTTTGTAGGGTAATTTATTTTTGGGTTGCTTCGTAATAGGCTTCATATAAATCCTTATAATCTACTTCATTGTTAGTAAGTTGTTTTATCTTAGCTACAATATGTGGCTTTGGAAAACGCTTGTCATTCTTAACTGTCAAGCAAATTCTTTGAGCAGTAGTCGCAGGATTTATACCTTTAAACCCTAGCTTTAAACCTAGATTATAATAAGATAGTTTTTCTTTGAGTCGCCAATCGTTTAGTTTCATTTGATTTCCTTTGTTTGTTATATTTTTAGGTTATATATACATAAGATAAAAGGTTTGACAACTATTTTATTTAGTGTATACACATTTAAAAATAGGAAGGAAAAAAATGGATAACGAACAAATAAAAAAAGCATTCTCAATATTCAATGGCGGTGATGGTTTAGATCATTGGTCATACTCAAGCACCTCTACCCCTATGGCTAAGAATTTAATTTCTTATTCGTTCCCGCAAGAAGTTAGAAGGAAGTTTCCTTTTAGATACAAACCTAACTTTGGAAATTTAGTTAATAATGTGGTGCAGAAATTAATTGCAGATGTAATTTATAAATCAAAAACAATTAAAGAAACAGAATGGGATAGAGATTATAAAGTTTGCTTTGATAGTGAGATTGAAATTTTAAATCAAAGTCCGCCAGTAGATGAGAAGGATAAGCAAGGCAGACAACAGATGATTAAGTTTGCAGAAGATTGTATTCCAATAACAAAAAAAGTTGTTAAAGATTTAGTAGGCAATGACAAGTTAGTTTGCGAAAGATATGTTGAAGTTAAAGAAGAGTTAATGATCAAACCAATAATAGGTAGAGTAGACTACGAAACTAAAACAAAATTTATAGAACTAAAAACTAAGCCACCTAATTTAAAAAAGGTTAAAGGTAAAGATGAGTGGAACATGATCACTCAAGAACTACCAACCGAACCAACGATTGAGAACTTAACACAGACTTCATTCTACTTTATAGCAACTGGGAAGATACCCTTCTTAGTTTATGTTAATGACAAAGATTATATTATCTTTGATCAAAGCCATGAGTTGATGAAGGCAGATCATTTAGAATTTTTGTATAACAAAATGGTACAAAAAATTTTAACATGGGAGAAGATGATTATGTTCTGTGATGGAGACATCAATCAGTTAGCAATGATGTGCGAACCACCAGATCTAAATCATTTCTTTTACTATAAAGATCTAGCAGAAGAACAAAAACAATTAATAACCAAACTATGGGGAATAACACATGAATGATAAATTAAAAATATGGAATGCGTTAGAAAAAACTAATCCAGCACACACTAAACCAGCAAGAAGTGATTATGGTAAAATGATTACGACCATTGATGCTATGCACCAAATAAAAAATATGACAGCAGCGTTTGGTCCAGTAGGTAAAGGTTGGAGTTATGATGTTAAGTATCATTACACAGAAAAATTAGTCTTTGCAGAAGTTAAGATCAGAGAAGTTAAGATCAGATACTGTTTACAAGGTGAGTGGTATAGCTATGGTCCAGTATGTTCGGTTGCACCACTTGGAAACAATAGAGGATTAGATGATGAAGCACCAAAGAAAGCTATGACAGATGCGTTGACAAAAGCATTTAGTCATCTTGGTTTGAACGCTGATATATTCTTAGGAAAATTTGATAACAATAAATATGTTCAAGAAGTTACTGAACATTTCAAACAAAATTCTGTGGGAGTAACTACAGGATCTACATCAAATAATGGTGTAGCAAATAACAACCGACAAGTAAGTCGATAAAGGAGAAACAATGTCTGAACAATCAGAAAATATATATATCAATCTAGTTAAGAACCCTAAGTGGGATGGTGTTGAAAGTAATCAACCTATCTATGTTGGTCCGCCAAATGTGGAAGCACAACAAAAGGGTAAGAACTGGACCATTGGTGCTAAAATCAATGGCGTTTGGTATAACCAAGCTGCGTTCCCAACTAAAGATAAGAATGGGAATAAAGTTCCAGGTGGATTAACAATTAAGTTGACACCTTCTGGTGCAGGTAAAAAAAATGACTTTGCATCTGGATCAAGTAGTGGTAATGATGAATATACTTTTTAACTTAGGCTAAAAAGTATCTAGCAGGGTGGGGTTTTTTTCCCTTTCTATTCGTTTCCCCACCTTGCTAAAAAAACAGAATAAATATGAGCAAGATAACAGACTTAGATAAAAAAATTAAAGACAGTATAGTTGAGGATCGACAAAAAGATTACGGAGATTACCAACATAACTTTACTATCCTTGCAGAAATGTTTACATTGGTATTGTTTGATAGTTTAAAAAAACGAATCAAGCCACACCAAGTAGGTCATATCATGATGGCATTAAAATTATTTAGATCAACACGAGGTTATAAGGCAGATAATTATCACGATCTATCTATCTATAATGATATGGCATTTGAGTTACACAAAAAAGATGTTGCCAAAAAGGATAAAGTATGACAAAATTTAAAAGAATTATCAATGGGGAGTGTCATTTTGAAATGATCGAACTCTTTGATGATGTACAAAAAGCTGCAAACAACTCGAACAGAGGAGAGTTTGTAGAATGCAAGATCCATAATCTTAGATTTGATTTTGCAAAAGTAACAAAGGAGCATGATGGAAAACATCAAGATGCGTCTGCAAAAGCTGAAGGATCTTCAAGAGAAGAAACATCAGAAGTATCTGGAAGCGAAACAAAAAGTAAATAAGTATCAACAAGATTCTTATAGATTACTTTGGGAAATTGAGCAGACAAAAGAACAGTTAATGGCAAGTTAAGTTATTAACTTTATAATTGAAAAAAAAAGAAAGAAAACAGTAGGGGATCTATGACCATAAATGTAAGTGAGCATTACAAAAAACACATTAAAAATCTAAACAACAATCATTTTATCTACAAAGTTAAGAAAGCATTTTATCTTCTCACGAACCAAGAAGAAAGATTATATGAGGTAGGGTTCTCGGAAGGATTTTTATATGCAGCTAAAGTTCTGCAAGAAAAAAAAGAAATAGTAGATAGCAACAAAAGAGTAATTGGTGTTGGATATAAAACCGCCAACCCAAAATTAATTGATAAAGCATTCGATCATGTATGCTCTAAGTATTACATTGGTAAAAAAACTTTACTAAGTAAGGATAGACACAGAGAGATTGTAAGAGTTAGAAGCATCATGCACAATCTTTTATTTGAAGAGTTTGGTATTAGCATATCTTCTATTGGTAGATACTTTAATCAAGATCACACCACAGTTTTATATTCATTAAACAATAAACAAAATCAAACTAGATATTGGGGAAGGGAGTATTCAATATGGCAGGAGTACGAAGAAATAAAAAAGGTATTGTCGGAGTCAACTGGCATTTAAAGTTAAGATTAAAGATAGAGACTTTAGAAAACCTAGTTGATAAACTGTATAGAGAAAATCAAAAGATGAAACGAAGATTAGAAAAGCACGAAGGTACTAGAAGTACAGTTAATTATTATAACAATAAAACTATTTCTTCTTCTTAGGAAAACCCATCTTCATATTCTTATATGCTTTAGCAGAGATAGTAGATTTCTTTTTAGATCTACTGATCCCTTTTTTCTTTCGCTGATTGATGTTGTAGTACAAACCTTTTTTCATTATTTCTTTTTCTCCATACCTTTCATCTTTTTCTTTTTCATTGTTGCATAAAAAACTGACTTACCTTTTTTACCACCATAAGTCTTTTTCATTGCCTTCATTACTTTTTTTCCTTTTGCTGTTAATGGCATTTTGTTTCTCCTGTTGTTGTTTATATTTTAATTCACAGTAGTTATCGAAGCAAGAACCATCTTTACCATCATGGCAAAAGTATTCTTTTTTAAGAGTAACTATCCATCCACCTTCATTACTTAATAATTGTTTACCGCACTCTTTGCAGTAACCACAAACTAATACTGTTGATTTCTTTTTAACCCAGGTTTTTTTCACTAGCAATTCCAAGCACGAAGTGCTTTATTAATTCTACTATTAGGATCTCTTGCAGTTTTAGCTGAAGTTAATTTCTTTTTCATGCCTTTCATTCTCGCACAAAAACTAGCTCTTCTTTTGTTGCCTACCTTTTTACTTGGTGCTTTTAAATTACCGCCAGTAGCTCTGTTATAACTTCTTCTACCTTTAGCATTCAATCCACCTTTAGGATTCTTTCCTGCTTTTCTTTGCCATGCTGGTGTCTTTGCCATTACTTCTCCTCAATAATTTTTTTTATAGTTATACTGCCATCAATATTTTTTTCAATCTCTGCATTGACTTCTCCACACATGAATTGTTTATTATCCATACTCATATTTCTTGTAGCTTCTCGTTTCATTTTTAAACAAGTAGATAAGTTATCTTGTATTCTATGCTCAACAAGCTCACCATTAATAAACAAACATAATGCAAATACTAATTTAGTGATCACCATTGAGTTTGCCTATGTTTGCTCTTACTGAGTCTTTTAATTTCTCTACATCAACTAAAATTTTATCTATATCTTTTTGTAGTCTTTCAATGTTTACTTTGTTTGTCATGTTTTGTTCTTGAGTCTTTTCTAATTTTTCTACTTGAGCTGCTATATGTTCTAGCAAC